AAGATAGTGGATTTGGTTTAGACTTTATCGATTCAATAAGACCTGTAGAATTTACTTGGGATTTCAGACCTGAAAATATGGCAGAAAATAAACAAGGTAAAAAACGTGTAGGATTTATAGCGCAAGAATTACAAGAAGCTATGCCTAATGGCGAGAACGAAATACTAGACTTAGTATACGATATAAATGAAAATCGTATAGAAGCAAAATATGGTAATTTAGTGCCAATTTTAGTAAAAGCTGTACAAGAGCTTTCTGCTAAGGTAAAAATGCTAGAAAACAAGTAAATATATATAAGTAATATATAACTAATTAATAATCAATAACTAAAATTAAAATTATGACAGACGCTGAATACACTGCAGACATGGGTGCTGCTGACGTACCTGCAACTATGGAATCAGTTTCAATAGTTGAAACAATTAGAGCTATCTCTGAAAGTGATAGAACTGATGATCAAAAAGCTGATTTATTTAGAAATGAAGGACATATCGTTATTAAAATGGCATGGACTGAGTTTGTAAAAGCTTTATCTTCAGATCAAAAAGCTAAAATAGACGCTTTAAGTCTATAATTAAAAACTAAATTAAATTAAATAAAATGTGGAAATTAACTAAACAATACTGGAAAGACATGTGGAATACTCTATGGAGTAAAACCACTATCGATGAAAAAGCTATTGCGACTATCAAAGAAGTTAAAAAAAGAGCTAAATTAACTACTCAAGAATTAAAAGATGTAGCTAAAGCTCTTAAAGAAGTTGGTAATCAAATAGGTGACATTGATAATGCTCTTAAAGGTGAAGAACGTAAAGGCAGAAAAAATGTCAAAAAGTAAAAAGAAGTTCAAAGACACAACCGTTGGGCAACTATTATTTGGTGCTGCTTCTGTTATTAATCCTACTTTAGGAAACGTGCTGAAAGGTGTTACATCACCTCAAGAAGCAATAGCAGAAATAACAAAATCAGATGCACCCGCAGATGATAAAGTTAAATTGCAACAATTAATATACGAACAACAAAATAAAGAACTAGAAGCTGTAACTTCCAGATGGGAGGCAGATTCTATGTCTGATTCATGGATGTCGAAAAATGTACGTCCGTTAGTATTAGTATGGTGTATATGTATATTTTCATTAGCTGGAATTTTAGACAGCGTTGAAACTATACCTTTTCATATAAATGCTACATGGAATGACACTTTCGAGAAAGTGATGATGGCCGTTGTTTTAGCCTATTTCGGCGGACGCACGACAGAAAAGGCAAGCAGTATTTTTAAAAAATAAATAATAATTAAATTAAATTAAAAACCAAAAAATCCAAAATTATGGCAAATAAAGAAATGAAAATTACAGACGAGCAATTAGAACAAGTAAGAGCTCAACAAGGTGTTAAAGCAAGAATTATTAATGATGTAGGTGTATTAGAAGCACAAAAACATGATTTATTAAATGCTTTAACTAACGTTATGCAAAAAACAGCTGAAACTGCAGAAGAATTAGAAAAAGAATATGGTAAAATTAATATCAATCTTGAAGATGGTTCTTATGAAGTAGTAGAAGTAGAAGAAGAAGAAACTGAAGAGAAAGCTGAAGAAGCAGTAGAAGAAGATAAATAAATTAAATTAATTCCTATGGCTAAGTTAATTAGAAAATTAAGCATAGGAACTGACTATAAAAACGAAGCAATGCACTATTCCGTAGGCCAACAAGTCTACGGAGGACATTGTATCTCTAATATATTATTTGATCAAAAAGATAATTCATATAATATATATATTGAAAAAGATAGTGAAACCATACCTTGGAAAAAATTTAATTCCAATATGGCTATTTCAGTTGAATACAATTTAGAATACTAATGCAAAGTTTATTTAATTTTATAGTACAACCAAAGAACGGAAGGTACGACAATGAGGTTTCTATAGGTGATAAAAAACTTATAGTAAACACAACAATGGACGATCACAAATATGTTAACCGAATAGGTATTGTAAAATCAATACCAAAAGTAGGTGAAACAGATATTAAAGTTGGTGACGAAGTTATAGTGCATCATAATATATTTAGAAGNTTTTATGATGTAAGAGGTATAGAGAAAAATAGCGCTTCTTATTTTAAAGAAGATTTATATTTTTGTTATTACGATCAAATTTTTTTATATAAAAGAGAAAATGAATGGAAAGCTCCATTTAATTTTTGTTTTGTTAAACCTATAAAAGAAAATAAAAAACAACTTTTGACATCTAACAAAGAACGTCTTGGTATTGGGGTATTAAAGTATGGAAATAGTTCCTTAGAAGACTTTAAAATACACGAGGGAGACCTAATTGGGTTTAGCCCTAATAGCGAATACGAATTTGTTATTGATAATGATAGATTATACCGTATGCGCACTAATGATATTACAATTAAATATGAATACAAAGGAGACGAAGTTGAATATAATCCAAGCTGGGCAAGTGGCTGTGGACGAACTTATTAAAGTAGCTAAAGAACCTATTGTAGATTCAGAAGACGACATCTCTGCAGACAGATTAAAAAATGCTGCAGCAACAAAAAAACTAGCTATATTTGATGCTTTTGAAATACTAAAACGTATACAAGAAGAAGAAGATATGTTAAATGAAAAACCTAAAAAAGAAGAAGTTAAGAAAGAAAAATCTTTTAAAGGTTTCGCAGAAGGGAGGTCTAAATAATGTATAATCAAACTTTATATAAAATATTACCCGATTATATTAAACCTAAAATTCTTAAAAGAATGAATAGGTATAATAAATGGGAGTATGGGTATAACGAGGAATACGATTTTGTAGTTATTAGTAAAACAGGTAGGATAGGTGAAGTATATGAGATACAAAATCTTAAAATAGCTTTGCCAGAACCTGAAAGTATTTATAGTAGATCTAAAAAGAAAGAAGAACAACGTTGGGAAAATTTCTGAATTAAATAAAGACCTACAAAGAATAAAAACTATTTTTGATTGGAAAGAATATCCAANTGANTTTAAAGAAAAATGGTTTGAATATATTGATGAAGAGTTTAAAAGACGTGAAGAAGGTTATTGGTTTTATAACAAAGGAACACCTACTTATATAACTGGTACTCATTATATGTATTTACAATGGAGTAAAATTGATGTAGGTAAACCGGACTTTAGAGAAGCAAATAGATTATTTTATATATTTTGGGAAGCATGTAAAGCAGATGATAGATGCTACGGAATGTGTTATCTTAAAAATCGTAGATCTGGATTTTCTTTTATGGCTTCAGGAGAAACTGTAAACCTAGCTACAATATCTAGTGATTCCAGATATGGAATATTATCTAAAACTGGACCAGATGCTAAAAAAATGTTTACTGATAAGGTTGTGCCAATATCAGTTAACTATCCTTTCTTTTTCAAACCGATTCAAGATGGTATGGATCGACCTAAAACAGAATTAGCTTATAGAGTTCCAGCTTCTAAACTTACTAGAAGAAAGATAGAACTAGGTACAAAAGAAGAAGAATTAAAAGGTCTTGATACAACTATTGACTGGAAGAATACAGGAGATAATAGTTATGATGGTGAAAAATTAAAACTATTAGTACATGATGAATCAGGTAAGTGGGAAAGACCAAACAATATTTTAAACAACTGGAGAGTTACTAAAACAACCTTAAGACTTGGTAGTAGAATAGTAGGTAAATGTATGATGGGATCTACTAGTAATGCTCTAGAAAAAGGTGGTGATAATTTTAAAAACCTATACTATGAATCCGATGTTACCAGAAGAAACCGCAATGGACAGACAAGCTCAGGACTCTATTCTTTGTTCATACCTATGGAATGGAACTACGAGGGATACATTGATATGTATGGAATACCTGTATTCGAAACTCCAAAGACAAAGACTTTTGGACCAGATGGGTATCAAATAAAAATAGGTGTAATAGATTATTGGGACAATGAAGTTGATGGATTAAAAAATGATCAAGATTCATTAAATGAATTTTATAGACAGTTTCCAAGAACTGAAAAACATGCTTTTAGAGACGAAACAAAGCAATCATTATTTAATTTAACTAAAATATACGAACAAATAGATTACAACGAAGAAGTTAAAATGTCTGGGATTGTAACAAAAGGAAGTTTTCAATGGCGAGACGGCGTAAAAGATACATCTGTAGAATTTATGCCAAACAAAAGTGGTAGATTTAAAATTAGTTGGATACCTGAATTACAATTACAAAATAAAGTAATAGTTAAAAATGGTGTAAAACATCCAGGTAACGAGCATGTTGGAGCCTTTGGCTGTGATAGTTATGATATATCAGGAACAGTTGATAGATTAGGTTCTAATGGCGCTTTACACGGTGTTACAAAGTTTTCAATGGAAAACGTACCAACTAATAGAGTATTTTTAGAATATGTTGCACGACCACAAACGGCTGAAATATTTTTTGAAGATGTTTTAATGGCTATTGTCTTTTATGGCATGCCAATACTTTGTGAAAATAATAAACCTAGACTTTTATATTATTTAAAACGTAGAGGTTATAGAGGTTATTCAATGAATAGACCTGACAAAGTATGGAACAAACTATCTGTAGCAGAAAGAGAAATAGGTGGAATACCTAATTCAAGTGAAGACATTAAGCAAGCACACGCTGCCGCTATTGAATCATATATAGAAACTTACATAGGACAAAAGGGTGATAACTTTGGTGATATGTATTTTCAAAGAACCCTAGAAGATTGGGCTAAATTTGATATTAATAATAGAACTAAGTACGATGCTTCTATTAGTTCAGGTTTAGCATTGATGGCGTGTAACAAAAACCTATATAAACCAACACAAGAAAGAACAACAAAATCAATTGATCTTGGTATAAAAAAATACGATAATCAAGGAGTAAGATCTCAAATAATATAAAAAATGGTTAAAAAAGGTATTAAAACCTCTTTCCCTAGTCAAGCAGTTAGTGACGCAGAGAAAATGAGTATGAAACACGGTGCTAAAGTTGGTGCTGCTATTGAACACGAATGGTTTAGTAACTATAGTGGTTCAGATAACCGTTGGTCTGTATATAAAGAGTCTTTCCACTCATTAAGACTGTATGCTAGAGGAGAACAATCAGTTAGAAAATATAAAGATGAATTATCTATTAACGGTGATTTATCTTATCTTAATTTAGACTGGAAACCAATTCCAATTATATCTAAATTTGTAGACATAGTAGTAAACGGTATGGCTGATAGATCGTATGATATTAAAGCTTACTCACAAGACCCTGCAGCAATAAAAGAAAGAACTGATTATGTAGAAAATATTGTTTCAGACATGCAAGCTAAAGGTTTTAATGACCAAGTGGCTCAACAATTTGGTATTGATATGTATAAAACAGATCAAGCTAAACTACCTGAAACATCAGAAGAACTAGAGCTTCATATGCAACTTGATTATAAACAAGCTATTGAAATTGCTGAAGAAGAAGCTATTAATAGTGTTTTTGATAAAAACAAGTATGAATACGTATCTAAAAGAATAAATAATGATTTAGTAACTATAGGTATAGGTGCTGTAAAAAATTCATTTAATAAATCTGAAGGTATTAAAATAGAATATGTTGATCCTGCTAACCTTGTTTATTCTCCAACAGAATCTCCTTATTTTGATGATATATATTATGTTGGTGAAGTAAAAGATATTTATATAAATGAACTTAAAAAAGAGTTTCCAGATTTATCAGATGAAGATTTAGAAAAGTATAGAAATATAGGTGGATCAGAGAGAAATACATCTTCTATATCTAAAAAACAAGATGATGATAACTCTATTAAAGTTTTATATTTTGAATATAAAACATATATGAATGAAGTTTATAAAATTAAGAATACTTCTACAGGTGGTAAAAAAGCTATTAAAAAAGANGATGGTTTTGATCCTCCAAAAAATGAAGATTACGAAAAAGTAAATAGAGTTATAGAAGTTGTNTACGANGGTGTTAAAATTATTGGTACTGGAAGCGAAGATGTTTTAAAATGGGAACTTAAGAAAAACATGATAAGACCTAAAGCTGATACTACTAAAGCTGTAATGAGCTATAGTATTTGTGCTCCTAGACTATANCAAGGTAGAATAGAGTCTTTAGTTGGTAGAGTAACTGGTTTTGCAGATATGATCCAAATAACTCATTTAAAATTACAACAAGTGCTATCTAAAATGGTACCAGATGGTGTTTATTTAGATGCTGATGCTCTTGCTGAAATTGATTTAGGTAATGGTACTAATTATAATCCAGCAGAGGCATTAAACATGTTCTTCCAAACAGGTTCTGTTATTGGTAGATCAATGACACAAGATGGTGATATGAATAGAGGTAGTATGCCTATTCAAGAATTAAACACTAGCGGTAAAGGTGGTAAAATACAAAGTTTAATACAAACTTATAATTACTATCTACAAATGATGCGTGATGTAACTGGACTTAATGAGGCTAGAGATGGTACTATGCCAGACAAAGATGCTTTAGTTGGTATACAAAAAATAGCTGCTGCAAACTCTAATACAGCTACTAGACATTTATTACAGTCAAGTTTATATTTAACATTGTCTACAGCTGAATGTATCTCAATGAGAATATCTGATGTTATAGAATACTCTCCAACTAAAAAATCATTTATTAAGACATTAGGTAAATTTAATGTTGGTACTTTAAAAGAAATGGCTAGTTTACACTTACATGATTTTGGTGTATTTTTAGAACTAGCTCCTGATGAAGAAGAAAAAGCTACATTAGAAAATAATATTCAAATGGCTCTTCAACAACAAAGTATTAATTTAGAAGATGCTATTGACATTAGAGAAGTAAGGAATATAAAACTTGCTAATCAATTGTTAAAAATAAGAAGACAAAAAAAGCAACTATTAGATCAACAAGTAGCTGAAAGAAACATACAAACACAAGCGCAGGCAAATGCTGAATCTGCAGAAAGAGCTGCTGCTGCTGAAATGCAAAAAAACCAAGCTATGGTAGAATCTGATGTTCAAGTAGAGCAAATGAAAGCACAACTTGAAATGCAAAAAATGGAAAGAGAAGCTCAGCTTAAAAAAGAATTAATGGAGTTAGAGTTTCAAATGAACATGCAGTTAAAACAAGCTGAAGTTGATGGAATGAAACAAAGAGAAACTGACAAAGAAAATCGTAAAGACGAGAGAACAAAAATTCAAGCATCTCAACAAAGTGAAATGATTGAACAAAGAAAACAAGGTACCGGACCAAAGAATTTCGAATCAGCCGGATTTGATAATTTAGAGGGATTTGGTTTAGAGCAATTTGAACCAAGGTAAATTTTATTAATTATATAATATTATATTATGGCAAACACTGAAAAACAAGAAGACGTTATTCAAGAGGTAAAAACAGAAGAAAAACCTGTTGAACAACAAGAACCTACTAAAGAAAAAATTTCTTATAAGGAGGTTAAAGAAGATGGAACTATTAAAGTAGATCTATCAAAACTAAAACAATTTCAAGAACAAGAAGAAAAAGAAAATAAAGACGAGTCTGTTAAAGAATCAAAAACAAGTGATGAAGAACAAACTGGTATAGAAAAAGCTGTTAAGAAAGAAGAGGTAAGTAAAGAAGAAAAAAAAGAAACAGGGGATTCAGTTCTTGAAGAGGTAACAGAAGAAGAAATTGCTGAAACTGAAAAAGTTGAAGCACAAACTATTGTTGAAGAAAAACCAGTTGAAGAAAAACAACCTGAGGTTGTGGTTCCAGAAAACTTACAAGATTTAGTTAAGTTTATGGAAGAAACTGGTGGAAGTTTAGAGGATTATACAAGGCTAAACGCTGATTATTCAACAATAGATGATAATGCTCTTTTAAGAGAGTATTATAAAACGACTAAACCTCATTTAGATATGGAAGAAATTAATTTCTTAATTGAAGATAATTTCCAAGTCGATGAGGAAATTGATGAGCCAAGAGATATAAAAAAGAAAAAATTGGCTTTCA